TCAGACTGCTCTCACCAGCGCATTGTACAACATTTCAATGAACTGTACCGCGCTTGGGCATCCGGTCAGCGGATAGCCTGCCAGCTGCTGCACATACTCCGGGTTTGTGAGCCATGCACCTTTAGCTGCCCGGCGAACAGCGCTTTGAATCGCTTTTGGCTCACACCTTCTGCGGTCGGCGATAGGGGTATAGATATCTTTCTCCACGGCCTGCAGGCGGTCTTCCTGCTCACAGACCAGCTCAAGACACTGGCACAGGATACTGTAGACGCTCAGATTGCGTGTGATGCCCATCGGGCGCAGCAAATCATTGACCTGAGTGGACAATTCGGAAACGATCATAGTTGACACATCCTTTCTATGCGTCAACTCTAACCGAAAAATACTTAAAATTTACCAATTACGTCGATATACGTCGTAATGCGTCGAAACACGCCAAACAAAAACAGCCCCGAGGAACCGTCAGGCTCCCCGGGGCTGTTGCTATGTATGGCTATTTTGGGCAGGGCGGCTTACTTTCCCTGTGCCTTCAGCTTGTCGTAGGTCTGGTCTGCCTGAAGGGCTGCGGGGGTGAAGCTGTTGTTCTTCCACCACGCGACCAGCGCGGCAACGGTGGTGATGCCAGCGGTGACCAGCTGCTCCACGGTCTGGCTCTCGATGGGCAGCACGGGCTTGCCCAGTGCAGACAGCACCTGATTGGTCAGGGCCAGCAGCAGGCAGGCGGTGCGGGCAATGGTGCCTGCGGAGATGGTGGGTGCGTTGTAGGTGTGCGCGTTCATAGTCAGTTCCTTTCTCCCGGCGCTGCCGGGCTTGCATTTAATCGCGGATGGGCAGCGCCTTGGCCCGGTTATAAAGCTCGGTGCCGGTGCCATTGCCGCCCAGCGCGTGGTAACTTTGGTATAAGTATTCGAGGTTCTTCAGGCCGCTGGCATCGATCCAGCCCTGTTGGGTGTAGTAGATGCACGCCTGATACAGCCGGTCATGCATGATGGCCAGCAGGCCGTCTTTGATGGTCTTGTACTCGGTTACTTTCTTTACGAGGTAGCCCCAGCCAAGACCCAGCAGCCAGATGGCTCCCTCCATCCAGTGCGCGGAGATGTACGAGAAAGTCTGCTGCATTGGTATCAATCCTCCGAATCTTCAATGTTATCTTCCCACGCCTGCTGGATGCGCTGGCCATTGGCACAGACTACATCCATGGTAGCGTCGGCCTGAATGTTTGTTGCGATCAGCGCCTTGTCCATCGTGTCCATACCGAAATAGCCGGTGAACACTTCACCCGTGGGCAAAGGTGCGGCTATCGCGAGCTGACTGATTTTGTGCTCTTCCAGTGTAGCTAATACCTCGGAAAGCCACGATGCATAAGGTGCATCAGAGATCAGGTAACTTGCCATGTTGCCCCCCTCACAGCGTCCACCGGCTCTTGTTCGGGCGGGTGTCCACGTGCACCCAGCCCTTGGCCCGGCCTGCCTTGACCGGGTAGCGGCCCACGCCGCCCCAGCCGGGCATCAGGCTCTCTGCGTAGGCGGCCACAGCCAGCGGGTCGGTATCCTGCACCTGAATGTCAGCGGCCCGGCCCAGCAGGTGCTGGCTGGATCTGGAGCCGCCCACAGCCCTGTTGTGTGCAGCGGTGCGGTAGCCGCTGGTGATGGTCACCGGCTTGCCGAAGTGCTCCCGTATGCACTGCAGCAGCACCACAAGGCCCTCGTCAATGAGGATGGTGTCGGTACCGTCGCGGCAGCGGAACTCCCGCACACGGAACGCGGGGGAGAGCTGCTTTGCGCTGTCTGCTTTCAGGCTGTACTGTTTGATCGCCATATGGATCACGTCCTTTCACGGCCCGGTCAGGCGCTGGTCTTTTCGGTCAGCATCTCGGTCAGTTCTGCGTACTGTTCATCGGTCAGCTTGGCGGCGGCGTAGAAGATATCCAGCTTCTTTTCCATACCGGCGGTCTGGCCGCGCTCGATCATGCGCTTGCAGGTGTTATAAAGTGCCATAGTAGTCATTCCTTTCTGTTTATGCGGTGGTTTCATCATCGGTCACGCCCAGCTCCAAAAGAGTTAGGCGGTAGTCCTGGTCAAGGTTCAAAGCGTCTGCGTCGGCAAGAGCGGCATTCAGCGCCGCCACCGTCTCCGGCAGCTTGTCCTTTGCTTCCTGCTTTTTGCGTTCTTCTTCCTGCGCGGCCAGCTCTTCGGCGGTGTAGCGGATGTATCTCTGGATGGGTACCTTTTCCACCCATTCCTCCTGCGCCTGTACGCCGAGCACATCCACCACCCGCTGCACGTCCATGCCGCCGTTCGGATACTCGGTCACGGTCTCCCAGTGCCACTGCTCCTCCACGCCCTCTACGGCAGGGTGGGTGATCTCTTCAGTGCTGGTGGTCAGATACCCAAGCGTCAGGTCCGGGTTTTCCACGACCGCGCCGGTCTCGTCAAGGATCTTCATTGTGTCACCTCCATGGGGGTCACATATTTGCCGATTCGCGAGTAAGATACTTTTCCGTCAGGACTTTCAGCCGACAGCATCCACTGTCCGCCGGTCTTGCCGGAGTCACTGCGGTTTACTTTTACGCATCCATTTTCGTCCAGCTGCATCGGGGGCACAAAGCTACCGTCGCTGCGCCGCAGGTGGAGTCTGATTTTGCAGGTTTTCCACTCTTCCGGGATGGCAAAGTGCAGACTGGTCGGGTGACCCTCACTGCCAAACTGCAATGTTGCCACAGTGTCAAATGTCACAGGGATCATCGCTCAAAACCTCCTTTCTCAGGCCACGCGCCGCCAGATGTGCACATAGTAGGCGGCAGGCTGCACGGTGGCGCTGCGGCCGTAGATGGCATTAGACTTGGACGCATCCAGACTGAACTTATATACATCAGAAAAGGAATTGTATTCGCCCGTAGATGCAATCACGTTGCCGGCAGTGAATGCGCCGGATACCTTATGTTCACCCTTTTTTACATCCGCGACAAAAGAGCCTGTGATGTTCGGCAGTCCGGCCTCCACGGTGGTGCCCGCTGCGTGGCTACTGCTGGCACCCATCAGCACGCGCTCCGATGCGATCTGCTCCCATGTGCCGCCGAACAGTGCGGCAGGGCTTGTACGTGCGGTGCTCTGGTAGATGCTGCCCACGGGAAAAGGATCCACGCTTTTCAAGCTTTTCAACAGCGCATCCACCTCGGCACGGGTGTAAAAGCTGCCACCCCTCATGGATTCGATCACGGCCTTCCACTGCTGCACCAGCGTGCCGGTGGGGATGCCATGCACACCATCCCGCATCACGCCGCAGACGGTCTCATCTGCGCGCGTGTCGTAGATGTCGGCGGCGGTAACGGCGGTGGAGCCTTCAGGGCGCTTGATCTCGGCAAGGCAGAGGTCGTAGATCAGCTCGGTGCGGGTGATGGCCGGGGCAGCAGGCCCGGCAGAATTCGGGACACCTTCCAGCACCTGCAGGCTGGTCTTTTTGGCGGCGGCATCGTAGCGCAGCACGATGCGGTCAATGCGGCTGCGTACAGGGTCCGCTTCGGTGAGCACCACGGTGGTGGGCTGCTCCATGATGATGCTGCGGCCCTTGAACCGCGCCGGGCGCACCCATGCCTGACCGGCGCTCACCTGCACGCTCAGGCCGCCCTGTGCCGTGACGGAGAAATCCTCCTCGGCGCTGTACACGCCGCTCAGGCGGGTGGCGAGGTAGCCCGAAGCGTCGTCGGCATCGTAGGTAATGCCGTTTTCGGGGTAAGTAATGATATCAGCCATAAAGTCCTCCTAAGTCTTGTGCCAGGTGGGCGTGCCCAGCCGGATGGTGCGGGTGGTGCCGCTGTCCTCGCTCTGGGTGATGATGTCGGCCACGCGCACCATGGCAGTGTAGCCCAGCTGGGGCAGGCTGGCGCTCAACACGTCGCCCACCTGCAGGGTGTCGTCGTCCACGTCAAACTCGATACTTCCGGTGCGCAGCTGGGCCAGAAGCTTTTCGCCGCCCCGGTCAGCCAGCTTTGCCAGATAGCTCTGGCTGGTGCTGGTCTCGCCGTCCTCCGGCTGCACGTCCCGGGCATCGATGTACAGCTCTCGCCGATCAGCGCCGGTGGCGTTTACATCGCCCACCCAGACGGTGGCGCGCTCGTCACCTTCGCCAGCGCCCTGCACAAGGGCCACGTTGGCGTAATCGGTATCGGAAAAGCTCCACCCGGAATTCAGCAGATTGCCCCACTGGGGGCTGTAGCGGCGGTTTGGGTCGAAGGTGGGCCGGAAGCACTCGAAGAGCAGCTTTTTCTTGCTGCCCTTGCCGTCCAGCACGATGCGGAACCCCAGATCACAGGCCTGCCCGATGGTCTGGCAGTAGTCGAAAATGCTGCCGCCGGAGGTCTGCTTTTCAAAGGTGGTGTCAAAGCCGTACTCGGTGCCCAGCTCCAAACGGGGCCACGGCTTTGCGGCGCTCACAAGGCTGCGCATGGCGGCTTCGGCGTTCTGGTTCTTGATGCTCACCGCAGACACCCGCTTGGTCAGCAGCCATGTTGCCGGGTAGCCGGACACCACAAGGTTTGCGTCCTCGTTCTGGTTGGCGCGGGAGCAGATGCGCATGGGGATGCGGGGGTTCTCGTCGCTGCGCACCAGCCAGCGGCCCTCCTGCAAAAGCTGCAGGTTCTCGGTGGTGGGGCGCACTTCCAGCGTGAAGCTGCCCTCGGAGTAATAGGGACTGTCCCAATAGAGGGACACCCACACGTCCACCCAGCCCACGCGGGCAAGGGTGTCTGCGTCCAAAACGTCTATTCTCATAGCGGTTCGGGCAGGATGCCCGCCTCCATCGGGTAAAAGCTGACGGATGCCTGCAGGTAGCCGGAGCCGTTCTCGGCCTGCATACTCAGCACGTTATCGCCGGGCTGCAGCTCGGTGAGGGTGCTGTCCTCGTCCAGCTTGGAGAAGATGTTCTCGGTCACGCCTGCCCGGGTCAGGGTGCAGGCCAGCCGGTCGGATGTGCTGCGGTAGATCTCCAGCGTCTCGTCCGGCTGCAGGGTCAGGTCAAAGCCGATGAAGGCCCCGGTCTGCAGATCCACCACCTTGGGATGCGTCACCGGCATGTCGCACCGCAGGGTGGCCGTGAAGGGCACCGGCAGGCTGCCCTCGTTGCGCAGCACTGCCGCCGTGCCGTCCCGTTTGATGCCGTAGATGTGGCTGTCGTAGCAGACAGGAAAGCGGAACGCCTTTTCGTACCCGCCCAGCACGCTGCTGACGGCATTGAGGTCGTACCAGAAGGGCTTTTCGCTGTAGAGCATGAGCGAACAGCGCGGCTGCGGCGTGTAGCTGGAAAAGTAGGGCGTTTTCTGCAGCACGAACCGGGTGAAATAGTGGTCGCCAAAGTACAGGGTGCCCTTGGTGAAGTAGGGCAGCTTTTTGGTAAAAGCTCTTGCACGGGTCAACGCATCCCTGCCCCAGAACACGACCGACAGGGTGCGGGACACACCGGAGACGCTCTGCCCCTCCACGGTGTCGCCCACCTGACCGACACCCTGCGCGGTCTGCAGGTCCACATCCACCCCGTTCAGCGGGTCGAGAACGTAAGGGGCATCGTAGTCCCAGCCCAGATGCAGGACGGCACCGGCATCTGTCACAATCTTGAGATGATCCTTAAAAAGCACAGTGTCCTCCTTTCATCGTTTGCGGGCCTTGGCCCTGTCGGCTTCCCAGCGGGCTTCCCGCTGTTGTGCGGCGGCGGTGTCGTGGCCGTTGTAGAAGTTCTGGGTGATGTTGGTATCACCCTCGCGGTGGTAGCTGTTGGCAGCGGACACCACCTGTGCGGTGCCGGAAGCGGCCACGGTGCTGCCCAGACGCATGTTGTCGGAAAGCACCAGCGCCCCCGCCTGCCGGATCATGTCGGCAAGGGCAGAGTTTGTCTTTTCCAGCGCCTTGGTGTTGGCGTTGATGGCATCTTCCAGACTGCCGGTGCCGGTGGTGATGTCCACGCTGCCCATGCTGCCGGAGCCGGAGGAACCGCCGCCAGAGGAACCGCCGCCGTGGCTTACGTTCTTTTTGGAGCCGCCCATGCTGCCCACGATGGCCGCAATGGCAACGCCCAGCGCGACCGCTGCCGCTGCCACGATCAGGCCCATCGGGATGCCGAAAACGGTCGCGCTCAGCGCGGCGGAGATTGCGGTCAGCAGGCCTTCAAAGGCTGCACCGACCGCGCCGATCAGGGAAGCGACGCCCGCAAAAATGGTGGGGAAGCTGGACAGCAGACCGCCGCTCAGGCCCTGACTGATGGCGAGAGCCGCCGTGCTCAGCGGCCCCTGCAGGCCCTGAAAGACCGACACGAGGGTGGAACCAAGGCCCTGTGCCTGCTGCCAGACCTCAGAGAAGCCGCCGGTCAGGCCGTTCACGATCTGCCCGCCAAGGTCGATAGCTCCCTGCACCAGCTGATCGCGGGCACCGCCCAGCGCTTTGTTGAGCTTAGTCACGATGCCAAGGGCAAAATCATTGACCTGCTTCTTCTGGTCGGCAGTCAGACCGCCGTAGATGGTGCTCGCCACCCACTTGCCGATGCCCAACCAGTCCTGATTCTTGACGGCGGTGTACAGATCATCGAAGGTGCCAAGCATGCCGCTGTCTGCTTCGGTCTGCAGCTCCTTCCACAGGCCGTCAAAGGTGTCCGCGCTGGACTTTTTGATCTGCTCAGCCACCTGCACGGTGCCGTCGGCCGCGATGGTCTTGACCCGCTCGATGGTCACGAGGGCACCGTCCACGATGTCGTCGTAGACCTCGGTGATGACCTGCTTCTGGGTCTCGGTGCCGTCGGTCAGGGTCTCGGTGACGGTCTGGGTGGTGGTCTTGACCCCGTCTGCCAGTGTCTCGAAGGTGGAGGTGACCGTCTTGGCGGTTTCGCGGACGGTCTCCATGGTTTGCTTGACGGTCTTGGTGCCGTCGGCGGCAATGCTGGTGACGGTCTTGATGTCCTTCAGCACACCGCCCACCATCTGCCGGGAAGTCTCGGTGATGGTCTGTTTCTGCTGTGTAGCACCGTTCGCCATCCGTTCCGTGACGGTCTCCACGGTCTTGGCCACGCCATTGGTGAGGGTGGTGGCGCTGTCGGTTACGGACGCGACCACGGTCTTGGCTGCGTCCTTGACCTTCTTATTTCCACGATTGAGACCCTGAGCCAGACCGTTGCAAACCTGCACGCCGATCTCGTCAAAGACTTTGGACGGGGAGTGGATGCCCAGCCGCCTCTTGACCCCGGAGACAAGGCCGTTGATGCCGTTGCTGACCCACTTGGTCAGGCTGTTCCATGCGCCCTTGATACCGTTCAGCAGGCCGCTGACGATGTTCTCGCCAATATGGCCCCACTCGTCCATGCTGCCG